AAAGTTAATAGCTTTATTTTTCCTACTGGTTATTTTATGGTAGATTACCAGTTTCCCATACACATACCATGTTAGTGCGCTTACACTATATATATAGATAAAATTATTTTATTAGTAACGTGGTTTTAATGTTCGATATTTAGTTAACTATTTATTCAAAAAGTGGATGAATATTAGTATTTCATGTTATTATTTTATTATTTACAACTTAATCATAGTTACCCTACTAGAGTTTGTTTTTGGATATTGTTTGAATTTGGTTTAGTTACATTATTATTTAGACATCTCATATATATAACCGTAAAATGACAGATTTACCAGACGTTAAAGTTTTTTGTAAACTTTAGTTGTCGATGTTTTGAGTGATATAGCTTGCTAATTTTTCACGCGTTGTTTTATGATCTTTTTGGTCGTTGCGTAATTTAATTACGCAAGACTGTCTGGATTTTTCTGAGGAAAAATGAGATACACCCACACTTGTTGAAACGAATTGGAGGATAAGCTGTGCACCATCGGCGTCTTGTAGAATTTATTGCTAACATTTCCTGAAGGTAGTTTTTATATTGCCAAGAATGTCAGTTCATAATCGTTGAATTGACATTGGAGTATAGGATTATCGTAACAGAGTGCTTTAGTGATTCAAAAGGATAACAAGCGGCCTGTGCACTTAATTGAACCCTGATAAAGCGTATATAGTGTGTCAATGTGATTAATGCAGAGTAAATTTGAAAAAGAAAAAGGACAAACCGGATTAAAAGAAAATAATAAAAATAAAAATAAAAATAAAAATAAAAATAATGAAGTGTTGTTCTTGGATAAGAGTAGAGAAGAGAACAAATTTTTAATTTTAGATGGCAATAGAAAAGTATTAACTAGTATAATAAAAAAGGAATTTAAAGAGCGAGATTTGCCGTTTATAAGTTATAAACAAGTTAGTGTAAAATTTTTTGGTTGTACCAGAAGAGAGGCGGAAGTATTGGTGCGACAATTGTATGACAGAATTTGGCGTGCTGAAACGAGCGTTGTTTCTTTTGTTAGTAATATTTGTGTAGATTTTGTTTCAAATATTGTTAGTTGTATTAATTCTGTCAAAGTTATATTAGAAGCTGTCAATAATCAGGCTTTTATACCCTTATTGTTAGATATTCTTGCCATGGTTTCTTCTTTAAGCAATCCTTTACCAAATTTTGACGGTTTTTTCGTCCGGATATTGAGAATGTATTCTATATATTTGAGAGGAAAACATTTATTTATGCCTCAAGGTATGGAAGAAGCCATGATGTTAGCAGCTATGTTACCTTTGTTCCCTGCCCCCTTAGTAGAAATAATTAAAAGGATGCAATTATTCACTTCCAGAAAATTATTGGACACACCTGGATTGTTAGTAGATTTCTTTGGAGATCTTGGAAAATTCATTGTGTACATTCTGGATAAAGTTCCAGCCCCTACTTGTGTTAAAAATATAGTAGCGAAAATATTCTCTATAGGTCATAGATTTAAATATTGCAATATGATAAGAAAGTTGATAATGCTTTGGAAGACTGACAAAAGAGTTATAACTGAGCAAGAATTTTCTGCAAATGTTTTAAAAACGCACGATGATATAACTAATGATTATGAAACTTTTCAATTCATGCTCGGAGCTAAGAAACAGTTGTGGGATGATTTTATTCGATTGAGGAAAGCAGTTTTATCTTATAGGCATGTCAACCGCCAAGAGCCTTTTTGTATAATCTTCCAAGGTCCTCCAGGCGTGAAAAAATCTCATGTGATGAATAAAGTGGTGCAATATGATCAGGAATCCACTTATGTCCATGTTGTTAAAGCAACCACAGATGGTAAAGACTTTTATGATGGATATGATAATGAGAGTTACTTTATCATGGATGATGTGGGACAAATGGGAGTTTCTCAGTGGAGGACGATAATAAATATGGTGTCTACTGTGAAATTACCCTTGGATTGTGCAGAGGCGTCTTTAAAAGAAACAAAGTTTTTTAACAGCGAAGTACTTCTCGTCACGACGAATAAATTCGTTAATTTACATGGTTTGACCAAGTCGGATGGCATTGATAATTTAGAAGCTTTGTGGAGAAGAGGCCACGTCTTAGATTTTGATGGTGTTCGTCGTGTCGGCCCTGATCTGGATGGTGTAGTAGAGTATAAGCGTTTTGATGTTAATTTAAACACCTGGGTTAGGGATTTTATACCAGGCATAATGCCTCATAATTTTCCCAATGGAATGTCAGCAAATAATGAGGAAAAATTGGTTGCTTGGATTAGCAGTGTTATCAGTTATCATAGAAAATTTTTTCAGTCAATTAAGGATGACATGGAAATCACTAAGAGTCAAAGAACAATTATAGATAGTTATAAACAAGAATTTTGTGAAAAACATGATTTTTTCTTCCATAGTGAAGGAGTTTTAAATTGGTGTATGGATGGATTGAGTGATTTAAGAGATATTGTATCATTCTTGATTTCTGAAATTTATATTCTAATATCGGAATATTTGCGTTCATTCAACTTTAAAGAGGTTGCAGATAAAACTAAAGCTAGTTTAGAGAAATTCTATAAAGACTTTGGCAATTACATAAACGGTATAGCTTTGTCAGTTTTATTGGTTGGAGTATTGGTAAGTGCATATAGTTTAATGTTTGGAGGAAAGGTTAATACCTCAGTTGTAGATGTTACTAAAGAGTGGCGAGACATGTTGAACCCCAAACAATTTGTGCCGCAGAGCTGTAATACTTCTACGATAGTTGAAGCTTCGCAATCACGTATGATCGTGGTAGAATTACATAAGGATGATGGGTCACAAGAAATGTTGCAAGCTTTTGTATCTGGTTTATGTATTTTGCTTCCCTATCACGTTTCCACAAAGGGAATCATATCTGTTTCTGGATATTTAGATTTTGATCAAGTGGACGCCAAAGTAAAATGTTTGGACCATATTAAAGTTAGTGTAGTTTACCAAAACAAAGCTGCTGACGTTTGTGTTTTAAAATTGCCTGATTACTATTCTTCGCCTTTTAAATGTGGGAAAAAATTATTAAAAACCGTTAAAGATGAGAACAGTAAAAATGCTATAAAGAATGGTAATGCTTATTTTGTGAACAGTTATGCTAAAATACCTATATCTAGAATTTGGGTATCGCATAATGAAGATATCGAATATTATTCGGATGCTTATTCCAATATTTTGAGAGAAGAGGATAGAGTCACTTATTGCTTATCTAATAATGGGCTATGTGGCTCCTTGATTGTAGACCAAAATCTCGGAATTATGGGTATGCATGTAGCAGGAAATAGTGAAAAAGGAGTATCAATTCTTTTTAATGATACAGTTTTGAGAGATTTATATAAAATTTTTGATACAAACGTGGTGGCTTATTTCGATCTTCCCAGCATTAAAAAAAAAAACGCATGCAAGAATTGAATGATTATTCGGGTTTAATTTTGGACAAATCTTATCATATAGAAGTGCCTAAAAAATCTAATTTTGTTCCTTCTCCTTTATTAGCTCACATTCAGACGTTAGCACATTTAGATTTGAAGAAACCGGCCAATTTACAATCTTTTGGTAACGGAACTATTCATGAAATGGCTAAAAAATCTTTCCAATTAGTATCCGGATATAAGAAAGAAGAATTAAACTTTGCTCGTAGTTGTTTAGAAGTTTGGGTTCCCACGTTTACGGATATTACTGATCAAGAAGTAATAAAAGGTAATAAGTATTTACCAAGGTTTAATATGAAATCTGTTAATGGTCTAGGATATGAAAAGGATAAGGAAAAGTATATTGATATGAAAAAAGGAACGGTAACTTCGATTTTTGGAGCCAAGTTGGAAGAATTTAGAAATAAGATAAAACAAAGACAAATATCCATTGATGACGTCGTATTGTATGAAACGTTAAAAGATGAATTACGCGCCGCAGGCAAGGAAGATAAACCTAGAACATTTCGTATATCGCCTTTACATTTGGTTTATCTTATGAAGAAGTTATTTGGCGACCTGGCTGGACAAATTATTGAATCAAAGTGGGAAAATGGCATAGCTATAGGTATGAACCCATATGCCGATTGGGATCAGCTGTATAATATACTTAGACCGTTGAAAGTTTTTGATGGCGATGTAGGTCAATGGGATGGAAAACAACCTGCTGAACTACAAGATTTAGTTGCAGAAGTTCTTAGAAACAAATATGTGGGCTCAGAATGTGAATTAATGAATTTCTTTGCGGAGTATTTAGTGAGGGTTAATGTGGCCATAATGAATAAAACTGTTCAAACAACGCATTCAGTTAGTTCAGGTTACTGGATGACTGCTTTGGGCAACTCCATTTTAAATAGAGCCCACACTTCTATTTGTTATTATAGAGAGAGTGTTAAAGCTGGAAAGAAACCAACTGTTATTGAATTCCTTAAAATTAGAGATTTCGTCTTAGGGGATGATAAATTAGTAGGAGTCCCAAAGGAATTAGATTTTGTTAATGCTGTGTCTATGAGAGATTATTTTGAAAGCATAGGTATGACGTTTACAGATGGTTTGAAGAATAG